AGCAGCTACAATTGAGGGACCTCGTCATGCCAATGTCGCTCCTGACTGTGACATCATGAGTTACCTCAAGAAACAGAATATTTCTTTACAACATTTTACCTGGTCTACAAGTCAACTTCCTGGAACTTTACTTGTTAATATTCCTATTACTCCTCTTCGTGCTAATAATTGTATTGCTTATCAATCAGGACTTTTTAATGCTTGGAATGGCGGTTTAGAATATCAAGCTAAAGTCGCTGGTACAGGTTTTCACGCTGGTGCTCTTGGAATTGCTCGTATTCCTCCTAATATTGATCCTACAACTTTAAAAACTGTTTCTCAATTTACTGCTTTTGAATATAGTGTTATTGATCCTAAAACTCTTGAAGCTGTTTGTAAGCACGTTCCTGATCAACGTCCTATAATGTACCATTACATGAAGGATGATTTCTCTGATCCTAATAACATTGGTGGTTATTTTGTTATTTTTGTAATTCTACAATTAAATACTTCTGCAACAGGCACTAACCAAATTGATGTCGAAATTTTTAACAAATTAGCTCCTGATTTCCGATTTATTCAAGTTATTCCTCCAAACATTACACAAGCTGCTAATTCTGATGTTGATAAATGGTCTGATCTTTTCTCAACTCCTAATCTACATTCACATGCTATATTCAATTTCCCAGTTTCTCAGATGCGTATTGAAGCTTCAACTACCGTATCAAATGCTCGCATTGGTATGGTTAACTTAGCTGGTGCCATCTTTCAAGATCCTCCTTACACTACTCTTAATAGTGTACCACTTTTAGGTAGAGGATTTCCTTGGTTCTCTAGCTCTGCTACAAGTATGATTCCTACTATAGGAAATAACGTTCTAAAACCCGTACAGTTAGTAATTACAAATACTGGCTGTAGCTTCGTCCGTTACCTTCAACCTGGTGCAGTAGCTGCTACATCTCCAGTTAATTTTACTGGTGCTGTAACTGTTGCTGGTGCTACGGTTTCCACTAATTACTATTTGAAACCTAATGCTTCAGTCGTTTGTAGTGCTACTTATGGTACTACACCTAACATCACTCCTCCTGTAGGTGAATCTCTTGTCACATTTTCTTATGGTGCTGGTACTTTTGCTACACCATTTACATTAACAACAACTTTTCTTGCAGAACAATTTCTTTCACGTCGTTTTGTAATTAATAGTAATGAAGCTGTTCTTTGTCAACTCTTTTCTCGTCAAACAGGCTTACCAGTCGCTTTCATTAAAATCTATTTTGATGGCCATATAACTTCTAATTCACAAGCCACTCCTGTTACTTTCGATTTTACAGATTTAAAGTTGGAATTTATTTCATATATTCAAGCTTCTACTCCTATGCCATCATTAACATTAACAATGCTGCAATCCTTACAATCTAATCGCTTGCAAGCATTACTTAATCGCACTCACCAATTACAATTAGGTGACTAATCATATTTTACCCAAAATTAAAATATAAACACAATCCATACATAAATATCAATATTAATAATCAATAATATGAGTCCTTTTCTAGATTTCTTAGCTCATTCATTTGCAAGAACAGAAACTATACATAATGAGAAAGGTGAAGCTATTACCCAACCTCCAAAGTCTTTTTACAAAAATGGACATTTTTCGTTGGATCTTACCTTCATTGCTCTTATTGTTTTAGTAGTTATTCTCTATTTTGCTTTTAAACGATATAAGAAATTTAATAAAAATCAATTTTTAAAAATGTATGAATTAAACAACAAACGTTTGCAGTTAAACGTCGAGCGGACCCCTTTTGGATGCGTCCCACAAAACTGTGCAGTAACTCAAACTGGTATTTGAGTAAATATTTTAATCAAATCTTGATTTCCAAACATCAAGACATATTCTATTTTATATTTTTATTTAAGTTGCATTGTCCTTCTGACTTCAACTTTAAAAAGGAAATAAAAATGTTCGTTCACGCGGATAGAAAAATACTCGTTACAGAACGGGGCTTTAAGCTTAACTTAAAGTGTATAAAAATTTATAAAATCAGCG